CATCATGACCGAGGTCCTGGGTATCCGCCCCGGTGGCTACGCCGACACTCGCCAGATGGGGCGTGCTCTGGGCAACGGCCGGGACAGCTACTCGCTGGACGCCATGGCCAAGCGATATGGCCTGAACCCCAAGGGGCATCAGGTCAAGACCTACATCAACAAGCGCCGCGCCGACTTCACCCCGTGGGAGCTGGCGGACTACGGCAAGTATTGTGGCAACAGCTACGTGACCGGCGAGGACGGCGACACCGACCTGACTTGGCAGCTGTTCAAGATATTCGCCCCGCTACTACCGGCAGCCGAGCTGGAGATGGCCAGCATGGTGGCGAAGATGTACGCCGAGCCTCGCCTGCACCTGAACCAGCCGCTGCTGCGCGGCATGCTCGACGACCTGATGGTGCGCAAGCAGGCCACCATGGAGCGCGTGGCCGGCATCCTGGGTGTGAACCCTGGGCTCCCCCCGGACCAGCGCATCCTCGAAACGCAACGCCTGCTGCGCAAGGACGCTGTGCTGGCCGACGTGCTCAAGCGCCAGTACGACGTCGAGCCGCCGATGAAGTTTAGCAAGAAGCAGAAGAACGACGACGGCTCACCCAAGGCGGTGTATGCGTTCGCCAAAACCGACGAGGGAATGGAGGCGCTGCTCGAGTTCGAGGATGAGTCGGACCCCGAGGGTGCCGAGGACATCCAGTCCCTGGCCAGCGCACGGCTGAGCGTGAAGTCGACCATCGCCGAGAGCCGGCTCCAACGCTTCCACGGCGTGGCCACACGCGGCGCGCTGCCCGTGCCCCTGGTATTCGGCAAGACCCACACCCACCGCCTTGCCGGCGGCCAGAAGCTGAACATGCAGAACCTGTCGGGCACCCGGCAGATCAACGCGAAGACACTGTTCGGTACGCTGATCCGCACCCCCCGTGGGATCGAGCGCCTGTACAACTTCAACAGGCAGACCAAGCAAATCATGTGCCAGGACGGCATGATCTTCGATCAGAAGGACGGCCACGGCGAGCTGCAGGTGTGGGTCTGCGGCCTGCGCGACTGCATCGTGGCGCCGCCGGGCATGAAGCTGGTGGTCGTGGACTCCAGCCAGATCGAGTTGCGCGTGTGCCACATGCTGGCGGGCCAGCTCGACACCGTCGACGACCTGCGCCGTGGCATCGACGTGTACTCCAGCTTCGCCAGCTCGATCTATCAGAGGCCGATCACCAAGAGTGACCACAAGGAACGCCAGCACGGCAAGGTTGGCATGCTTCAGCTCCAGTACCAGGCCGGGTGGAAGTCGTTCCGCAACGCGGCGCGGGTCATGGGCGGCGTGCGCCTGAGTGAGGATGAGGCCCAAGGCACCGTCAGCGTGTACCGCAACCGCTTCACGGAAGTGCAGAAGTTCTGGCGTACCTGCCAGCGCGGTATCGAGCAGATGGCCAAGGGCGGCGGCCGGTATCTGGATCAATGGGGCCTGGTGCGCATCGAGCATAACCGCCTGGCGATGAACGGCTTCGCGCCGCTGGACTACCACAACCTGCGCCAGGAGCTGATCAGCTTCGACGGCGAGGACCCGCAGCTGCAGTGGGTGTACGACGACAAGGAGCTGCGCTACGCCAAGCGCATCTACGGTGGGTCGACCACCGAGAACCTGTGCCAGTGGATCGCGCGGAACATCGTGCTGTCGCAGACCGCTGTGCTCGAGTCGCGGTGGGGTAGCTACGAGCGTCACGGCGAGGGCGTCGTGCTCAGCGTGCACGACGAAGCGGTCCTGTGCGTGCGCGAGGATCGGGCCGAGGCGTGCCTGGCTGACAGCCTGCAGGAGTTCGCCGTGCCACCGGCCTGGTGGTTGCAGCTGCCGGTCAAGGGCGAGGGCGGGATCGGTAACACTTACGCAGAATGTAAATAGAGCTGGAGGACGGGATCGTGGGTGACCTGAAGGGTCGGAAGAAACTGGAGCTAACCCAGGCGCCACGCGATAATGGCTGCCAGAAGCACACGTGGGTGTACTACCACAGTGAGCGTATGCGCCGGTGCATAGACTGCCCGGCGGCCGAACCACTATGGGCCGACTTTGGCCTAGCGAAAGGACCCAAGAAATGAGCGTCGTAAGCATGCGAGCCGTCCGACTGAAGGCGGCGCTGGGCAAGGCCCTCGACACCATGGAGCAACTGGCTGATCGCGTCACTGCGCCGGCGCTGCGTGCTGAGCTGCAGAAGAAGGCCGACGCCACCCGCGCCAAGATCAACGCACTGAGTGCAGAAGCAGGAGCCTAAGCATGCGCTTGATTATCCTGACCGGCCTGGGCGTCACGCGCCCTACTGACTACCAGGCGCTGAAGAACCACCTGATGGCGCACTTCGCCTCGCCACCCAGCGAGCTGGTGTCAGCCAACCCGCAGCAGGTAGACCCCCTGGTCAACCGCCTGGCTGAGGAGTTCGGCATCCCAGTGAAGCGGTTCCCTATTGCGCCGGACCACACCGGCGGTGAGGCGAAGAACACCTGCGGGGGTATGGCGGTGTACGCCAGCGAGGTGCCCGGCTCAGCAGCTGTCGTTGTCGCGTCGGTACCGAGCGAGCTGGCCCTGCACCTGCGTGCTGTGTGCGGTACCTACGAAGTCCCGTGCCATTTGGTGCAGGTGCCGCTCACTGAATACGACAAGCCGGTGGATGCCGTAGCCAAGGCCCGGGACATCACCCCACTGGTACAGGTCGTGGCCCCGGCGCCCGAGCCGTACATTTTCCCGCAGTCGCACAGCTCGCTGAACGTCTTCGAGACTTGCCCGCGCCAGTACGAGGCGAAGTACATCACCAAGGAGTCGCCGTACGTCCAGAGCCCCGAGGCGAAGTGGGGTGACGACGTGCACCAAGCGCTTGAGACTTACCTGAAGTGCGGCGGGAGCCAGGCACTGCCGGCCAACATGTCGATGTACCAGCGCTTCGGTGACTGGGTGTTGCGTCGTGCCGAAGCCGGCGGTGCCAAGCTGCTGGCCGAGCGCAACCTCGCTGTCGACAAGAACCTGGCGCCGGTATCCTACCGCGACAGGACCCGCTGGATGGGGGGCAAGATCGACGTGTCGTTGATCTACCCCGGCGGCCTGGCCGAGGTGCTGGACTGGAAGACTGGCAAGATGAAGAACGACCAGACCCAGCTGCAGATGTACGGCGCGCTGACCCTGTCCGGGCACCCAGAGGTACAGACCGTGGGCACCGGCTACGTGTGGCTGGCGGATGGTGTGATCTCGCCCCCCGTGTTCTACCAGCGCGGCGACCTGGCACAGCACTGGGATACGTTCCAACACAAGTACCTGCGCCTCAAGCAGGCGTACGTGAATGGTGTGTTCCCGCCGCGGCCGAACGGTCTGTGCCGCAAATGGTGCGACGTCAAGAGCTGTGAGTTCCACGGCAAGGGTGGGCGGTGATGGAGGTCAGTACCGCGGGTAGCAAGATCGTACCGATCCCGGTGGATGACCAGGCGGCGCTAATGCGCGCGGGGTTTCTGCCGATATCGGCAGTGAGGGTAGCTCACCCCGGGCAGTGGGCGAAGAAACGCAGCGACGGACGGATTCTGCAGTCAATCGTCGCATTCTACGACCCGAGGAACATGACTATCTCCTATCGGATGGGCCTCAGTCCTAAGTTTCTGACGGCGCAGACTTTGCTTACGTGGCTGGCGGTAGAGGACAGCAAGGAGGCGCAGGGCCTTGTTCGCCTCCGCCTGACCAACGAAGCGTCGGAAGAAAGGAACCTGTTCACCGCTATCTACGGCTACGCAAGCTGTACCTGCTTCATGGGCTGCACCCCTTGCGGCTGGTGCACCCACCCTGGCAACCCACAGAACCAAGATGACGACAGCTGCTGGGAGGTGGGGTGATGGCCACGACTCCTGAAGGCAAAGTAAAAGACCAGGCCAAACTCCTGTACAAAAAACACGGCGCCAAGTACGACCGTGCTACGATGACAGGTATGGGGCAGAACGGGCGCGCCGATGATCTGGTGTGCCGTGCCCCTGATGGCCACTTCGGCGGCGTCGAGTTCAAGCGCGACAACGTGTGGAAGGTCAGTGATCTGCAGCGCATCTGGCTGCTGGACACCGCGGCTAAGGGCGGTAGCGCCATGGTCGTGAACCTGACCAACCTCGAGATGCTGGAGCAGTGGCTACAGCGTCCGTACACCCGCGTCGTGGCTGAGTTCGAGGACAACAAGTGCGTGCGCCACTGGGCTCACGTGCCGGGCCATCCGCCGTTTGAAATAAAAAACCCCACCGAGTAGGTGGGGAAGGTCACAGAACGCCGCGGGTCGTGGACCCGCGGCGAGAGTATCATACAACTGATTGGTGAGACATGCTGGTCCACAAGGAATCCAACAGCCTGATCCTCAAGCTCCGCGACCCCGGTCGCGTGACGACGCATATCCCCCGTGCTCGAGTAGTTCAGCACCAGGGTATGCCACTGACCCAGGTCTACTTCGGCCTGGACGAGGCGCGGGTCCTGCGCAACCTGGGCATCAACGCCCCGTCGCCGATCCGCTACTTCTACACCTTCCCGATCCGACCCCCGTTCAAACCCTTCGACCATCAGGTCACCACCGCCGAGTTCTTCACCCTCAACCCACGCTGCATCTGCCTGAACGACATGGGTACCGGCAAGACCCTGAGCGCACTGTGGGCGGCCGACTATCTGATGGAGCGGCGGATCATCCAGAAAACGATTGTGGTGTGCCCGAAGTCCACCATGACCCTGGCCTGGGAAGACGAAGCCTCGACCAACATGCTGGGCAAGCGCGTCGTCGCCGTGCTCAGCGGCAGCAAAGAGCGCCGGCTCAAGCAGCTGGCCCGCACCGACGTCGACATCTACGTGATCAACCACGACGGGCTGAAGGTCGTAGCCAACGAGCTGGCCAAGCGCAAGGACATCAACCTCTGGATCATCGACGAGGCGGCGAAGTTCCGCAACGCCACCAGCCAGCGCCACCAGCTACTGGCGCGCCTGGTCCCACCCACCAGCTGGAGGTGGCTGCTCACCGGCACGCCGTGCCCGCAGGACCCCACCGACGCCTGGGGCCTGGCCAAGCTGATGCACGGGCAGCGGGTCAATCCGCAGTATTTCACCCAGTTCCGCAACCAGACCATGCTGCAGCTCACCCAGTACAAATGGGTCCCGAAGCCCGACGCCTACGACAAGGCGTACGCCATCCTGCAGCCAGGCATCCGGTTCAAGAAGGAGCACTGCATCGACCTGCCGCCGGTCATGTTCCAGACCCGGATGTCCAGCCTCAGCCCGGATCAGGTGGCGGCGTACAAGGCCATGATCACTACCCTGGTGGCGAACGTGAAGGGCGTCGACATCAGCGCAGCCAACGCTGCCGTGAAGATGTTCAAGTTGCTGCAGGTCTGCGTCGGCTCTATCTACGATGAGTTCGGCAACGGCTACGACATCGACAGCAGCGACCGCCTGAACACCCTCGAGGAGATCGTGGAGGAAGCGGGTCACAAGGTGATCGTGTTCGTGCCGTTCACCCACGCGCTGGATAAGGTGGTGGCCCACCTGCGCAAGCGTTGGACCGTGGAGAAGGTGGACGGGCGCACCAGCGACGGCCTGCGCACGCGCATATTCCACGACTTCCAGCAGGGCGAGAACCCGCGAATCATCGTGGCCCACCCGGAGACCACGGCCCACGGTCTGACCCTGACCAAGGCTGACACAACCATTTGGTACGCGCCGATCACCAGCCTAGAGACGTTCGAGCAAGCGAACAACCGGATGAACCGGCCAGGGCAGAAGAACAAGATGACCATTGCCATGATCGCCGCGACAATGCTCGAGCAGAACCTGTATCAGGCGCTCAAGAGCAAGCAGGACGTGCAGAACTCCGTGCTGTCCCTGTTCAAAGCCGAACTTGGCATAGATTAGTTACTTGACCTACTTGTTATACTAGAGTAGTATAGCTGCTGTACATAACCGCACCGAGGTGCCCGACCATGAATCAACCCTTGACCCCCGTCGTCAACGACCCAGTGCACATGGACCCCGACGGGTCGTGGTGGTTCTACGACGAGACCGGCGCCGGGCGCTACGGCCCCTACCCGGACGACGCCACCGCCCGCCGCATGCTCAGCGACTACATCGCCTGGCTCAACCAGCAGGTAGCCCACGAAGCCACCCAGCAGGCGCAGCAGCAAGCTGTCGCCCAGGCCGCGCCGTCCGAGATGGACATGGTGGTGGCTGAGTACCTGCGACTGCGCGACCTCAAGGCCGAGATCACCGAGCGTCACAAGGGCGAGCTGCGCGAGATCACCGAGCAGATGGACACCAGCGAGAACTTCCTGCTGGCCGAATTGCAGCGCCTGGGCCTCGACTCGTTCAAAGTTGCCCACGGCACCGTCTACACCACCTCGCGTCTGTTCGCCAGCATCGGCGACAAGGACGCATTCATGACCCATATCAAGAACACCGGGGAGATCGAGCTACTGCAGTCGCGGGTCAGCTCCGATGTCCTGAAGACGTGGATGGCCAACCATGGCGGCAACTGCCCGCCGGGTGTCAAGGCCGCCTACGAGCGTGTGATCGGCATCCGCCGCACCTAACCGTGAGCCATAGGAGCCACTGAGTATGAGCACCAATCTCGTCCCCTTCCAGGGCATGCAAGTCCCCGCGTACATGCAGCAAAACGGCATGACTCGCGCGCAAGTCGCCGCGATGAACGGCGGCGCCGTGATCGGCACCGGCGGCGGTGGCGTCAACAAGATCAGCCTGAAGCAGTCTCGCTTCCGCCTGATCGTCGGCGGCACTGAGACCATGATCATCCCGGCGCTGGCCATCGACGTGGTCGCCGTGCGCGTGAACGACGCCATCTCCAAGACCTTCTACGAGAAGGAGTGGAACCCCAACGATGAACCGCAGAGCCCTGACTGCTCGAGCGACGACGGCATCCGCCCGCGCACCGACTCGCTGAAGCCGCAGTGTGGTCCTGACGGCCTGTGTCAGAACTGCCCGCAGAACCAGTGGGGGTCGAAGATCAATCGCGTGACCGGCGAGAAGATCAAGGCGTGCACCGATACCAAGCGCATGGCCATCGTCGCCCCGGGCCCGGACGGTCGCTTCAGCAGCGGCGGTGATCTGTATCAGCTGACCGTACCGCCGGCGTCTCTCAAGGAGTTCGGTACCTTCGTGCGTCAGCTGGCCAGCCTGCCCGTGCCGGTGGCGTACAACGCCGTGGTGATGGAGCTGTCCTTCGACGACAAGGTCAGCTACCCGAAGCTGATGTTCAAGGGCAAGCGCTACCTCGAGCAGGATGAGTTCAACGCCATCTACGAGCGCTACGACAAGGAGGAGACCAAACGCGTGGCAGGTTGCGCGGACGTGCAGGTCCTGCGCTCGGCCGCTCCCCAGCTGGCTGGTCCCGCTCCGGTGCAGCCGCAGCAACAGGCTCCCGTACAGCAGCCGATGCAACAGCCGGCGCCTGTCCAACAGCAGGTGCAGCAACCAGTTCAGCAGCAGGCCCCTGTTCAGCAGCAACAAGGCGGAGCCTGGGGTGCCCCTCAGCAGGCGCCCGTACAGCAACCAGTTCAGCAGCAGCCGGTGCAGGAGCAACCGCAGGCCGGTGGCTGGGGCGCGCCGCAACAGGCCCCGGTGCAGCAGGTCCAACAGCCCGTACAGGAGCAGCAAGCCGGCGGCTGGGGTGCGCCTCAGCAGGTGCAGCAAGCCCCTGTTCATCAACCAGTTCAGCAGCAGACGCCGGTGCAACCGCAGCAACAGGCTCCCGCTCGGCAACAAGGCAGTGGCTTTACCGGCCAGTTCCAAGACGGCATCCCGGTAATGTCCGGCGGTCGCCTGTACGGCAAGCCGAGCGGTGATCGCAGCCGTCGCACCAAGGTCGAGATGGCCGAGGACGAGGCGTTCGACATCGCGCGTGGCCAAGCGCCTGCCCAGCAGCAACCGGTTCAGCAGGTGCAGCAGGTGCAGCAGGTGCAGCAGGTGCAGCAACAAGCCCCTGTTCAACAGCCGGTGCAGGAGCAACCGCAAGCCGGTGGTTGGGGCGCGCCGCAACAGGCCCCGGTGCAGCAGGTCCAACAGCAGCCGCAAGCTGGCGGCTGGGGCACTCCGCAGCAGGCTCCTGTCCAGCAGGTGCAGCAGCAAGCCCCGGCGTTCGACCAGAATAACCCGTTCGCCGGCGCTCCTGGCGTTCAAGCGACTGGTGCGCCGAACCAGCCTGGCGTAGTACAGGGCGGCGATCTGGGTGGCGCCTTCGATGGCTGGGACGACCCGGCTCAGCAGTAAACCCACCTGAGTAGGGGCTCCGGCCCCTACTTTCCAAGGAGATGATCATGCTCAACAAAGAAGAACTCGCCGCGTTCCTGGCGCTGCTGCTGGCATTCGCTGACACCAACCGCCTGTCGGGCACCCAGATGGCCAAGCTGTTCGGTGTGAGTCACGCGTCGACCATCCGCTGGCTGACCCTGGCCCGCACTACCGATCCGAAGACCACTGTCTATAATTGGACGGCTGCACCCATAATCGAGAAGATCAACAAGCTGAACCGGATCGACGCAGAACGCGGCATGTACGAAGCCATTTCCACGCAGAAGCCCGCCGAACGAGCAGAACTACTGCAACGCGTCCTCGAAGACAAACTCGTCTGGTAAGCTGTAGCCGCCGATCACAGGAGGCGCCGTGGATACCCTAGAATTTCTAAAGCTGGTATGGCCAGACCAAGGCCACTACCTGATCCTGATCCCCACACAGTACGTCGACCGCAACACGCAGCAGCTCAAGCAGAGCTACAAGCACTTTGCGTTCGCCACCATAGACGCGGCGGCCGAGCACGCACTGGCCATCGCCAACGACCGGGAGACCCCGCACAACGTCTTCTTCGCCCTGGGCACTGTGAAGGAAGACCTTACCCGTACACCGAAAGTTCAACGTGACGCCGCCGGCAAGAAGGTCCGCGGCATGCACAAGTCCGGCTTCGACAACACCTGCCTGATCAAGTCGTACTGGCTGGACCTCGACGTCGACATGACTAAGGCCAGCACCGGCCATGCCTACGCTACCCGCGAAGACGCAGCCACTGGTATCCGCAACTTCTGCGCGGCGATGGGGCTGCCCCGCCCGTACATCACCAGCTCAGGCGGTGGTCTGCACGTCTACTGGCCGCTGACCGAGGCCATCGACCCCGACAAGTGGCAGCACTACGCGAACATCCTCAAGCAGCTCACCGAGAGCTGGGGGCTGCGCGCGGACCCGGCGCGGACTGCTGACCGTGCGTCGATCCTCCGACCGGTGGGCACTCACAACTGGAAGACCGGCGCGGCTCGTACCGTGCACGTGGTTGTCCAGGGCGTGGTCAACGACACCAACCAGTTCCTGAACAAGCTGGCGTACCTGGCCGAGACTGCCAACCTGCCTCCTGTGCAGCAGCACCGCCACGCTATGCAGCTGGGCGGCACGCCGCCTACGGTGCCCGGCATGCAGCTGGGCGGCACGCCGCCTACGGTGCCCGGCATGCAGCTCGCCGGTGCTGCCCCTGTGGGTGGTATCGACGTCGCTGCGATGAACGATGCTGCGGCAGCTGGCGCGGGCTACGAGCAGGCCGATGCCCGCGAGGTGGTGGGCAAGTGCTCGCAGCTGCGATGGCAGGCGACCAACCAGTCGCTGGTACCGGAGCCGCTGTGGTACGCCATGATCGGCTGCCTGCGCCACGCCAAGGACGGGGTCAAGGCCATCCACTTCATGTCTCGGCAGGGCGCGACCTACTCGCCGGCGAACACCGACATGAAGATTCAGCAGCACATGGACGGTGGCTTCGGCCCGACGTTGTGCTCGAAGTTCGAGCAGCACAATCCGGCCGGCTGCCAGGGCTGCCCGTACAAGGGCAAGATCAAGACCCCCCTGCAGACCGTGCGCAAGCTGGAGCAGGTGGCTGCGCCTATCCTGCACCTTCAGCAGGCCACCGGCGCGTCGCTGCAGATCGCCCTGCCCCCACCACCCAAGCCGTTTAAGCGCGTGACCAACCCCCTCACCGGTACCGCCCGGATCGCCATGACCATCGGTGACGCGAAGACCGGCGACGAGGAGGACGTGGTGATCTACGAGTACGACGTCTTCCCCTCGCGTCTGATCTTCGACGAACGGGAGAGCCGGTACAACGTGGCCATCAGCCGCTGGTTGCCGCAGGATGGGTGGGCCGAGTTCGAAGTGCCAACCGGCAAACTGTACGACAAGAAACAATTGGCCATGACCTTCGGTGACATCGGCGTGATGCCGGACCTGGGCATGGTCGAGGAACTGGTGAGTTACATGATCGGCTATATTCGAGACCTACAGAAAGCCGCCGCGTCCAGCACGATCTACGCGCAGCTGGGGTGGCGTCATGACATGGCTCGCTTCGTGATGCCAGACCGCGTCGTCACTGCGGCGGGCGCCGAACTGATCACGCCGAGCAAGAACATCACCAACACCCTGTCGTGGATGGAGCCGCGGGGCGACCTCGAGGAGTGGAAGAAGATCGCCGCGATCTACGAGCGCCCTGGTATGGAGGCCCATCAGTTCGGCTTCGGCGTGGGCTTTGCGTCACCGCTGTTCGTCCACACCAACTTCAAGGGCATGGTGGTATCCATGGTCGGCGAGCGTGGTGCGGGCAAGTCCTCGGCGGCGATGCTGGCGAACTCGATCTGGGGTCACCCGGAGATGGGCTGGGCGGACCTTCAGATGGACACCATTCGCGCCTTCTACCAGAAGCTGGGGGTGTTGAAGAACCTGCCGGCCACCTACGACGAGCACACCAACCTTGACGGCGAGGTGGTATCGGACCTCTGCTACACCGTGTCGAAGGGCCAGGGCCGCCAGCGCCTGAAGACCAACGGCGAGGCGCAGGAGAACTACGGCAACTTCCAGCTCATGATGTTGATGACTGGCAACAAGTCCCTGAATGAGCGCCTGGCCATGTACAAGTCCGACGCCAGTGCCGAGGCAGCCCGAGTGTTCGAATACTTCGTGCCGGCCAACACCATGACCAAGGCCGAGGCCGACCTGTACTTCGGTCCCGACCCGCTGATCAAACAGCACTTCGGTCTGGCTGGCCAGGTGTACGCCCAGGCCATGATCCAGTCGGTGGATTGGACCCGTGACCGCATCAAGCACTGGGTGCGCACCATCGACCAGATGGCCAAGGTATCCAGCGGCGAGCGGTTCTGGTCTGCCGGCGCAGCGTGCGTGCTGGCAGGTTTCGAGCTGGCCAACCAGTGCGGGCTGACTAACGTCGACATCGACCGCCTCCTGCAGTTCTCGGTCAAGACGATCGTCGACATGCGGATCAGCGTGGTGGAGCACGTACGCAGCCCGGTGGCCGCGATCAGCGACTACTTCAACTCGAACCTGCGCAGCTCTCTGGTGCTGGGCTCCGACCCGACAGCGACGTCGCCAGCGATCATGCTGCACGAGCCGAGCGACAAGTTGCGCATCCGTTACGAGAAGCACAACGGCAAGCTCTACATCGACCGCGCAGACTTCCGCCGGTTCTGCGGTGTGGCCAACGTCGACTCGGCGGCTATCGCCAAAGAGCTGTCGTCGCTGGGCGTGCTGAAGGCCAAGGACCTGAAGATCACCCTGGGCAAAGGCACCACGTACAGCGGCATGCAGACGATCTGCTGGGTGATCGACATGAACCACCCATCGGTCAAAGGTGCTGGCGAGCTGGTGTCGATCCCATCCCAGCCAGTAGCGGGGGTCCAGGCATGCGTATGAGCCCCCACGCCGAGGAGCGCTGGCAACAGCGCTGCCCACACCTGATCCTCGAGGACGAGCTGGCGACCCGGCACCCTGCCGGTAAACCGATTGTGACGAAGCTAGCGGCGCTGTGGCGGTACGGACACGCCATGCCGCAGCCGGAGAGCGACGTCTTCGTCTCTGCCAACGGCGCCGTGTTTCTGGTGCGCGGCGAGGTGGTTGTCACGGTGATGACCACGCGCCTGATCCGCGACTGGTACGAGGACCGGGTGTACTACCGGGATCGCAACCGGGAGAAAGAGCCGAACCGCAAGGAACGCCGGCGCCGGCGGATGGCGCGCGACATCGAGGCTGAGTGGGGCTAAGGCGCCACTGGGTCGCCGCTGATGAACGAACGCCCGGTCGAGAACCCAACCTTGGCCGGGCACAGCGGCGTCCCCATGTAGTAGGTGGGGCCTCCGTACAGCGGTGCTGGATAGGTGCCGATCTGCTGCAGCTCCCCCAGGGTCTTCATCAGGTACAGCGAGCTGCTGCCCGACCGGGTGGATAATGTCAGCAGCAGCGCCGCGTGTTTCGTCAGTACGCCGCTGTCGTCGACCGCCCCTGCCTCTACGCAGGTCACGTGCCAGCGCGTCACCTGGCCCCCGCGCAGAAGGTTCTGCACGGTGAAACCCATATTGTCTGCGCCCTCGGCCACCACAGCGCCGCTGGCTACGTCGAACGCCACCAGGCGCGCAGTCTGGCTGTCGTCCATGTACCCCCCGACGGGGGCCACCACAGCCACGGCGATGCCCTGAGCGTAGTGGCAAGCAGAGTAGGCTCTGCTGCATTCGACCTCACCACCCAGAGCGATGTTGTTCGGCAGCAGCCGGCCGTAGTTGTAGCGACTGACGTCATCTCCGTCGTCGTAGAAGTCGAACTTGCCTGCAGTCCTGGCGTCGATGGTGTTGTAGCGTACTGGGTACAGCCCGGGGGTGGACACGGGCACGATGCTGGCGTCGGGCAGGATAGTAATCAGGTCGCTGTCGTCTACTCGAGCACGGTAGCCAGGGCAGGCGTAGATGCCGGCTCCGTCACGGATCAGGGTCTCTGAGCGTAGCTGGATGCGGTGGCACACGAGGGCCGTGCCATCGTCGGTTAGACACGGGGCGATGGGGTAAGCCTGGACGAACTTGTTGTCGCGCCACCGCGGGTCGTTGACCGCTACCGTGGTGTCGAAGACGGGAAGCAGGGTAACAGCGGTGTCGTCCGTATCCTCGTCCACAACCAGTTGTAACAGGAACGTGGCCTCGTGGTGCGCAGGTCGGTCTCCGAAAGTAACAGGTGCGGTGACGCTGCCGGGGCCGATGGTGCGCATCGTGCCGGGCATAGCGGCTGTGTCGCGCTCGGTGCGGCAGGTAACCAGCACATTGATGCCGGTATCTGTGGCCACGGCGGTCACCGCCGGCACAGTATCCAGGCCGTCCGCGTCGACCGCTACGACAGGGCGTAGCCACCAGCTACCCTGGTACGCCGCGCGGGTGTACACCAACGGGTTGTATTGCAGGTCTATGTCTGGGTTAGCGCCGGTCACGGAGTTAAAGGTCCAAGACGCGCCAGGTATGCTCGGTAGTTCGGCGTAGACGTCGACCGCATGGATAGTTTCCGACTGATGCTCGTCGGGCACTGTCGCCTCGCCGAAGCGGTAGACTACCTCCGCTGCGGCAGTAGCGCCGCTCTCGTCGACAGTAACCACGTAGCGGGCGATGATCAGTTCGTTGGTCTCGTGGCCGTCGTCTGTAATGGCGTCAATTAGACCGACGAACCCACGATCACCCGTAGCCGTGGCGAACGCGGCCACGACAGTAGCACCGGCGCGCGGCTCGAACTGCTCGATTGGAATCTCCACCAGGCGTGCGCCGGCGGCTACGGTAACCTCGTCGTCTGTGGGCAGAGGGGAGGTCAGGAACACAGCAGCGCCGGCTTCTTTGCGGGCGGCCACGTTGGTGCGCTGGATAACCACGCTTCGGGGGGTCGTACTGCTCAGCGGGTACATCACGGTGGCGCTGGTCACGAAGGAACCGGTCAGTGAGTGCGCGGCGATAGAGCCGTTCTGGTAGCCGGGCCAGGTGTAAGGGCCAACGTAGCGCGAAGGCAGGATGTCGGAGCGTGCCAGCGGCTCGGTGAAGATCGGGTCGTCCTGGGAGGTGAACATCAGGGTGGGATTGCCCTCTGCGCGCAGCGAGCGCCCGACGGTCCATCCCGGGAAGTTCGGGCCGTAGTCATCAGTCGGCGCCAGCAGCACGGCATCGAGGTCCAGCACGTCGACAATGGCGGTGCCCTTGCGCACGGTGGCCTGTACCAGAAAGCCGTCGAGTACCCGCCGGGTCACGCCCCCCTTGGCGATAGAGGAGGCGAGGTTCCAGCACTGCTTGCGCAGATGGGTGGCGTAGGCCACCAAGGGGCGAAAGATCAGCCTCATGGCGTCTCAGCGGCGCGGATAAGGTTCGTCCAGAATCCGTTGTCTGTTGGGGGGTCGTACTCTGAGTCCGTGATCTCCAGCTCCAGCGCAGTCGTCGCGTTCTGTGTGCTGGTACCGAACCCGCCGTACGAAGACAGGAGCAGACGAGTATCGTACGTCGGGTTGATGTCGTACCCATTGCTGGCTTCTCCCCCCGGGTCAGGGATCACCCCCTCCTGTACTTTGGCCCGGTCCACGTAGATCGCCATGCGGCGACTGACGTAGTTCATAGTCAAGAGGAGTTCGTGCTCCCCTGGACGGTCTACCAACGCTTCGTCGACCTCGCCCAGCGGAGTAGTCAGCACAGGTTCCCCGGGGCGGAACTGCAGCGTAAATAGTTCCGACCCTTCCGGGTTGAAGTCAAAGCTCAGCGTCAGCGAAGTGTCCGTGAGGTTGGCTACGCTGTAAACCAGGCGGAAAGTCAGGGCGTCATATTCGTTCGGAGCTTCGAACGTGAACGTACCGCTGAACGAGTAGGTCGTCGATACCAACACGCCGCGCAAACCGCTAGAAATAGTGCCGCGGCTACCCGCTGCCCAGTCTGGCCCGATGTCAGGCGTGCGGTTAGCCAGCCCCCCCGAACCGGAGAACGCGTCTAGAAACAGAGTTTCCACTTAGAACGTCTCCACCTGGGCGGTGAGGGAACCACCGGCTTGAGATGCGGCGGCGGCGGTGTCGGCCATCGCGGCGGTGGCGGTACCCAGCGCAGAAGCGACAGGCCCGAAGTTACCCTGGCGGGTCAGCTCGTTGCGGTCGACATTGATGTCGGTCTCAGCGTCGACTCGGGCGGCGTCCAGGCGCAGGTTCTGGAACGCGATCTCCACGTTGTAGTAGGACGACAGCGCCTGATACAGAGCAGCCATGGCCTGGGCGCGGACGCGGGCCTTCTCGATGTCCTGCTCCGACACCGAAATCCACATGCGGTAGAAGTCCGCCAGGGCGTTGAGTACGCCGAGTTTGAGCTGGGTAGCCAGCTGGAGTGCCACCTCGAGCATGCGCTGCTTGATCTCGGCGTCCTTCATGGCCTGGTCGCGGTTCACGTCCAGTACCGACTCGGTGCCCCGCTGGGCGATCTGCACCATGCCGTCAGCATAGGCGCCCGGCGGCAGCTGGAAACCACGAGCAGAGAACTCGGCGGCCAGGGTGCGCTGCTCACTGGTGACGGTGCGGCGCGCACGGTCACGAGCCTGGTGCCATACCAGCTCGAACACGGTCTTGTCGATACCGAACGGCTTGGTGCCCGTGAGGATGCCGCACAGGGTCTCCTCGGGTAGGTTCTTGAAGCACGCGTTCAGCTCAGGGAAGTATTTGCTCACCCACTTGTCGGCCTGCTCATCCATGTACTGGATGGACGGGTCGGTGCTGTCGCTACCGAACAGATCAGAGAACGTCGGGGGCGGCCCGATGTTCGGCTTGTCCAGGGTAATGTCGAAGTCCGGCCGGCGTAGATTGACGTTCGGCGGCAGCGAGTAGATGCGCGAGGCGTTGTTGCTGGCCGCAGTCAGGGCTTGCTGAGCAACGCCCTGCAGAAAGGCCGTCGTGCTGTCGTATTGGCTGGCCATATCAGCTCCTGACCCAGTAGCGGTTAGACGCCTGCACAGTCAGCTCGGCGCTATCCAAGTGTAAGTAAGTGGCCCCGGAGATGTCGACCTCGACCCCCCACACGCGAGCGCGCACGCCCTTACCCCAACGAGACCGCCACAGGTGCCCCTTGCGCACCGCCATGTAGGTGCGCTGGCGTCCGTCGGAGTCGGCAGTGGCAGTGATCTCGCCGTCGGTGTCACAGCCCAGATACAGATCGGAGACCTGCTTGGCCAGGTTGAGGCCGTACATCGAAGCGCCGAAGTCCACGCGGCAGTCCGTCTCGGCCGCTGGGCCATCCACGCGATAGATGCCGTCGGTGCGCACGGCGAACAGGTCCTGGCCACAGCGAGCGAACTGCAGGAAGTCCATGCCGGTGTACCGCGAAATCCAGCGGGTGTCGGCCTGCACAGCGTACTGCAGCGGCTGGTCCGCCAGCTGGCCGTTGAGCCCGTAGTCCTTGGTCGAGCCAGTCACGCGGCTGCCCAGGTACAGGGTGGACGACACGCTGCTATCCACGTCGTGGTGCCCGGACACAGAGCTGGCCATCAGGAGCATGGAC